ATTGATAATAAAGTAGAGGTTTCTAATTTTGATTTAAAGGATATCGTTAATTTTAAATAATTGATAACACTAAATAAAAAGTATTCCTGTTTATTTGAAAACGATACCCGATTTTTTATTATTACAGGTGGTAGGGGTTCAAGTAAATCTTTTGGGGTTGGCACATTTGCCAGCCTTTTGTCGTTTGAATCAGGGCATCGTATATTATTTACAAGGCAAACAATGACAAGTGCGCACCTTTCAATTATTCCAGAGTTTCAAGAGAAGATTGATTTATTAGAATTGAATGATTTTTTTGAGATAAACAAATCTGAAATCAAAAATAAGAAGTCAGGAAGCGAGATAATATTTAAAGGAATAAAGACTTCAAGTGGTGACCAAACGGCAAATCTTAAATCTTTACAAGGTGTTACAACTTGGATTTTAGATGAAGCAGAAGAACTAATCGACGAAACGGTATTCGATAAGATTAACTTATCAATTAGACAAAAAGGAAAACAGAATCGTGTTATACTTATTTTGAACCCGGCAACAAAAGAGCATTGGATTTATAAAAGATTCTTTGAAAGCGAGGGAATAAAGGAGGGATTCAATGGAACGAAAGGAAATGTAACTTACATTCATACTACTTACTTGGATAACGTCGATAATTTAGATGTATCTTTCTTAGATGAAGTCGAGCGAGTAAAGACTTCGAACCCTAAAAAATACAATCATGTTATATTAGGTGGTTGGTTAGATAAAGCGGAGGGTGTTGTTTTTACAAATTGGGAGTTTGGTACATTCAATCCTAATAATTTACAAACATCATTCGGTCAGGATTATGGATTTAGTATCGACCCAACAACACTTATAGAAGTAGCGATAGATAAAAGCAAAAAGATAATTTATTTAAAAGAGCATCTGTATAAACCAAAGCTAACTACAACCGAAATAGCACATATTAACAAGTCTATTTGTGGCAATAAGCTAATTGTAGCTGATAGCGCTGAACCTCGCTTAATAGACGAATTAGTTGGTCAAGGGTGTCGAGTAGTTCCAACAACGAAAGGAGCTGGTAGCATTAGTGCTGGTATTGCTTTGATGCAAGATTATAAATTAATTGTAGAGGGTGAAAATATAGGTAAGGAATTAAATAATTATGTTTATACCGACAAAGGAAGTAAGTTATTTTGTGATAATTGGAATCACGCAATTGATGCAATAAGATACAATGTATCTTATAATTTAACAGGGGGGTATAAAATAGAAATAAGATAACAAAAAAGCAAATAAATAGTTTATAAGATATGAAAGTAACGCTTCCAGAATCAATTCAAGACATAACACTATTGCAATATCAGCAATACGATGAGTTATTACAACGTGAAGATTTAGACGAGTACAATTTTAACAAAAGAAAGATTCAAATATTTACAGGAATAGAGCGTTATAGAATTGATTTGATAGGCTCAGTTGACTACAAGATGATGTTAACTCAAATAGATTCAGCATTAAATCAAACAGTTGAGTTTAAGCCTACGTTTTTTATTAAAGATGTTGAATTTGGATTTATAACAGACTTTGATAAGATTACGCAAGGGGAATTCGTAGATATATCTACACACGGCTCGAGCGTTGAAAACTTACATAAGTTAATGGCGGTTTTATTTAGACCTATTAAAAAGAAAGACATTTTAGGTAATTACGAAATAGCTAATTACACAGGAACTAAACAGTATTCTGACATAATGAAACATATGCCTTTATCAATTGTTAATGGTTCATTGGTTTTTTTTTCGAGTTTAGCGAACGAATTAATCAGTTATACTCAGAAATATATGATTCAGGAACCAGCGAAGGAAAAATAGCAAACGATTATTTCAAAAAGTGGGGGTGGTATGCTACAATTGAAGAGTTGGCTAAAGGAAAAATTTGGAAGATAGATACTATTTTAAGTAAAAATGTTCACGAGGTGCATTTATTTTTGGCTCACAAAATAGATAAACAGAAATTAAAACATAAGATAATGACTAACAATACAAATACAATAGAGTTATGATAATAGAAGATGAAAAGATAATTGACAAACTATTACAACTTCAAAAATTAGAATCTGAAATTGACGTTGTATTAAGAAAATACAAAAAAGAATTAAAGCATTGTTGCGATTACCCTGTAATTAATAAAGAAAACGGTTTGTCTTTAAGTAGCAAAGTAGGTCAATTAATATCGTTAGGTAAAAAATTAAAATAACATGAATCAACTATCGCAATTATATTTATATATCAAACAATTAGCGGAGTCTAATAGTTCGGTTAATACAGTTTTGAAAACTGTCGATATTGATTTAAAGAAAGAAATAATGTATCCTTTGGTTAATATTAATATAGTTTCCGGAGGCTTTACAAATGGTCAGACGGTTAACTTTAATGTCGAGATAGCTTGTTTTAATCAAAGAGACATAAACAAAGAAATTAATGAAGATAACTTCTTTAATAACGATAACGAAATAGATAATCATAATCTTTGTATCTCGGTTTTAAATAGAATGTGGACTCAAATGTACACGGACTTTGAAGATAATAATATCACATCGAGCGAAAACCCAGCATTTGAATTAGGTTCTTTTGAGGGCGCTAAATTAGTTGATGGGGCGAGGTTAAATTTTACAGTCGAAGTGCCTAATATTGAATTATCATTATGTCAAACGGTGTAGTTGATGAGTTAGAAAAGTTTGGGAAGTATGTTAAGCAACAAGCTAAGTCAAATTTATCTAAAAGAAAAAAGAAAGACACAAGCGCATTATATGATGGCATAGAATATAAAGTAGTTCAACAGGACAAAACCACAACACTAACGTTTGGTTTTGGCAATGCTGAGGATTATTGGGAGTTTGTAGACAAGGGAGTAAAAGGCGTTAGTAGTTCGGCAAAAGCTCCGTTAAGTCCGTTTAAGTTCGGAACAGGAACTGGAAAAAGCGGAGGTTTAACAAGCGGTATCAATGGTTGGGTTTCACGAAAAAGAATACAATTTAAAGATAAAAATACAGGAAGATTTTTGTCTTATAAATCAACTTCTTTTTTAATAATTAGGAGTATATGGAATAAAGGATTAGCAACAACAAACTTTTTCACTAAGCCATATGAACAAGCATTTCAAAGATTGCCAGATGATATATATATGGCATATTCTTTAGAAGTTGATGAAAAATTAAAAATAGCACTAAAATTATGATTAAAAGTTTATCGCCTTATTACATAACGATTCCGTTTACAAGTCCTTTGACAAGTGCTATTTGTAGTGCGTATACATTACAAGTTTTTATTTGGAACGGATTGAAAGCCTCAGTACCTACCGAGCCAGTTTATTCTATTACAAAAAAGAACCCTACAAGTTCAGGAGGTAATGATAAGATAAACATTGCAAGGTTAGTGAATGATTATATTGATTTCATGCCACAAGAAATGAGCATAACAGGTGTTTATAATGGTAACAATCAGGCATGGGTTAAAACACAAGTAGTTTACACTACAATTGATGAAGATGATTTAAATGTTATTCAATTGCCTAACACATCATTGTTATCACGTGGTTACGGTTATGGATTGGAGGGTGAAAATGCGCAAAGTGATTCTGTTTTATTATCAGGAAATGAATTTAAAGTAGATAGGAATGGTTTCTTTTGTTTGCCCTTAATGATTAGTGAGTCTTTATCTTACACGGTAACTGTAAAGTCATATCCTATTAATACATTAGATTATACTATTACAATTGGAAGCACTACTAACAGTTCAAATCTATTTAAAAACATATGGGTTAATGTTATTGAGTGCTTAGACGATACCGAAATAGAAATAAATATAGCCGAGTTAGATTATACTTGTACGTTGTTAGTTCAGGATGAATGTAGATATACACCTGCAGATATAGCTTTTCAAAATAAAGATGGCGCATTGCAAATACTTACTTTCTTTAAAGCAAGTACCGAAAGCATGAGTACTACAAGCGAGGAGTACGAAAACGACAGAGGACAGCCAAATGTTGGGTATCATCAATATGTTACGTATAACGTTCAGGGTAAAAGTAAGTTTAAAATTAACAGTGGATTTGTTGACGAAAGTATAAACGAGTCTTACAAACAATTGCTCTTGTCGGAGAAAGTTTGGAAACTTGAAAGCGTTGGAAATTATATCCCTTTAAAATTAGCAACTAAATCTTTTGAATATAAATCACGACAAAAAGATAGGTTAATTAATTATGAGTTAGAATTTGAGTATGCGTTTAATGAAGTAAATAATATATAATGGTAGTTAAACTATACATTGGGAATGATGACTTAGACAGATTCAAAGATGAAGCAATAGAAATTAATAGTTCTATTGCCAATATTAACGATATCACAAAAAATACTACCGATTATTCACGCTCTTTTACCGTTCCTGCTACTAACAAAAACAATCGTATATTTAAACATTACTATGACGCTAACATAGATAATTCGTTCGATGCGAGAGTTAAACAAGACGGTCGTATAGAGTTGGATGGAATGCCTTTTAAGTATGGAAAATATAGATTAGACAAGGTTAGCGTTAAGCAAGGGCGACCTTATGCATACACACTTACATTCTGGGGTAACTTAGTGTCATTAAAAGATACGATTGTTTTTGTTGGTAGAAGGAACGGTAAAAGAGCGTGAATAATCAGTAGTGTTTTTTGTGATATCGTTAATATTAGCAATAGAACTATTAATCTCTATTGCTTCATCTTTGAACCTATCTAAGTCATCATTTCCGACGTATAGTTTAACTACCATTTATATATTATTTACTTCATTAAATGCATACTCAAATTCTAACTCATAATTAATTAACCTATCTTTTTGTCTTGATTTATACTCAAAAGATTTAGTCGCTAATTTTAAAGGGATATAATTTCCAACACTTTCGAGTTTCCAAACTTTCTCAGATAAAAGTAATTGTTTGTAAGATTCATTAATACTTTCGTCAACAAATCCACTGTTAATTTTAAACTTACTTTTACCCTGAACATTATACGTAACATATTGATGATAACCTACATTTGGCTGTCCTCTGTCGTTTTCGTACTCCTCGCTTGTAGTACTCATGCTTTCGGCACTTGCCTTGAAAAATGTAAGTATTTGCAATGCGCCCTCTTTGTTTTGAAAGGCTATGTCAACAGGTGTATATCTACATTCGTCTTGAACTAATAACGTACAAGTATAATCTAACTCGGCTATATTTATTTCTATTTCGGTATCATCCAAACATTCAATAACATTAACCCATATGTTTTTAAATAGATTTGAACTGTTTGTAGTACTTCCAATTGTAACGGTATAATCTAATGTATTAATAGGATAAGATTTAACAGTTACGGTGTAAGATAAAGACTCGCTAATCATTAAAGGCAAACAAAAGAAACCGTTCCTATCTACTTTAAATTCAGTCCCTGATAATAAAACAGAATTACTTTGCGCATTTTCACCGTCCAATCCGTAACCGTAACCACGTGATAATAATGATGTGTTAGGCAATTGAATAACGTTTAAATCGCTTTCATTTTCAGTAGTATAAACTACTTGCGTTTTAACCCATGCCTGATTATTTCCATTATAAACACCTGTTGTACTCATTTCCTGTGGCATGAAATCAATATAATCATTTACTAAACGAGCTATATTTATCTTATCATTACCGCCTGAACTTGTCGGATTTTTTTTTGTAATAGAATAAACAGGTTCGGTGGGCGCTGAAGCTTTCAATCCGTTCCAAATAAAAACTTGTAATGTATATGCACTACAAATAGCACTTGTCAAAGGACTCATAAATGGAATCGTTATGTAGTAAGGCGATAAACTTTTAATCATAATTTAAGTGCTATTTTTAATTTCTCGTCAACTTCTAAAGAATAAGCCATGTATATGTCATCTGGCAATCTTTGAAAGGCTTGTTCGTATGGCTTGGTAAAAAAATTAGTTGTTGCTAATCCTTT